TCAGCAATATAATACTGATGCTCTCCGAATGCTTCTCATTTGGAACTTTGATGATAGTGTTATCAGTGAACTGCCAGCGGGTGAGGTCCCATTTGAAAAGAATGAAGCACCTGTTGGCACTGAGCATACAGTTCTAGAGAAAGAAGCACGTCTGCTTTATAACTTTGTGCAAGGCGGTAACAATGGACTCCAGCAGTCTAGGCGTGAAAACATGTTCATTCAAATGCTGGAAGGTCTTCACAAGGATGAGGCAAATGTTCTCTGTCTGGTGAAGGATAAGCAACTTGGTAAAAAGTATAAGATTACTAAAGCATGTGTCTCTGAAGCATTTCCCCAAATCAACTGGGGAGGTCGCACTGCATGAAGACACTTTTTTCTGATTGCGATCCCACTGCGGCAGAGGACCGTACTCTGCCCACCAATGCATTTATGATTGAATACCTTCAAGATGGCATGACAAAATTTGATATAGTCATGTCAAGTAAGCAGGTAGATATTTTTGATTGGTATTGGGATCGCTATCGTCATGACCTAAAAAACATTACCCAATGTGAGGGTAGAGTTAACCCAAAACTTTATAACATTCCTAAGAAATGATTTTATTATGGACTACAAACCCTATTCACCTGAGTGGCATCGTAAAAGATACCTAAAAGAAGCATTAGATAAGTACCTTGACGACTACGTTGAGAACGATATTATTATGGATGATATCCTCAGCATTATCTGTGAGCGGCAAGACCGAGCACATGCTGAGTATCATAAACTTGAGGATCTAGAACTTAAATTGCGAGACTAACATGCTATCAACCCAATACAGACTCCGATTGGAGTTTATCTGTAAGAAGATCGCTAACAAAGAAGAAGTACAACTTGATGATATGATCTGGGCAGAGAAACTTGCCAAGCGTCATACTACTGCTAGAGATTGGTTGAATAAAGCACGTCGCCAGGCTGCTCAGGACATCCAGGAGGGATCTATGGATGATTTTATGAATAAGATGGGACTAGGAGACCCCGACCCATCTAATTACAAGAAGGGGTTTGATGGTGCAGATGAAATTGTAGATTGGTTCAAACAAGATAAACCTGATGACTGGAGACAACGTGACTGACGTAACTAAACGGAATATTGCCAATAACCTTATTGATAAGGTCGCTGAACTATTAGATGCCAAAAGTGTTAGGCATTTCTATTGTTCAGATAAAACTACAGAGCACGAACAAATTGTAATAGAGTACAATCACAAAAAGAAATGAGTATTTCAGTTATCTACACCAACGGCAGTCAAGAATGTGAGCGACTCTCACAACTCCTTAAGTCTTTAGGAGGAGAATTCTTAGAGTACCGCTTAGATGAACACTTCACTCAACGTGCATTTGAACAGGAGTTTGGTTCAGATGCTACATATCCACAGGTTGCCATCGGTGCTAGACACATTGGCAACCTCAAAGAAACCCTGCAACACATGAAACAGAGAGGTATGATTAAATGAAAGATCAGTACGTTATCAACGACGGCGAACCCCAAGAAGTAAAATGGAATCGTGGTCTAGATCTATTCATTGAGAGTGTACTGAAACCAGATCCTCAGTTACGTCAGTGTGCTCACAACCAGAAGTGCTATCATGAATTGATGTGGGTTCGTGAAAACATCTTAGAACATCTCAAAACATTACGACATAATTAAACTGTATCACGTTATACAGTTGCCAGTCACTAAATACTATGGTATAATAACCATACGTTCATCCGATGTTAGCAGTCTTGCTGGCATTGACCTTAGCCCATCATGATGACGGCAACCCTTATGGGTGGCACATGACTTGTGAAAGGTTCTTAGAGAAACGAATTGAAATCCTTATGGATGACAATTTGGATCGTCGGTCTAAATATAACTTGATAAGTTACTTTAGATCTAAGGTAGAAGGTCAATGCAATCAGACTCTAACTTAGGACGCAAGTAAGTCGCGGAACGGAGCGTTCATCCCATGTTTGAGTTACTACTCTATTCAACAATGGCTTGTGCAGATGCTGATGCCTTAATCCTTGGGATTAAAAAGCATGAGGGTCTAAAGCCAGAGTGGAAGTTAGAATTGGTAGAGACCGTAAAGGAATCTGTACCAGAATGTGATTACTACTGGGACGCAAACGACTGAAGGAACGGGGCAAAAATCCCATTCTTTTAGGAGTAAACAAATGAACACACTTACACTCATCAAGAAGCAGATCAATAAGGCTGCTGCTCTTCATGATGCTCAGATCACTCACACTGCATATCGTGGCGTTGAGTATGATCAGCGTTGTGTAGAGAGCAAGGAGTCTCATGGCACCTTCTGCTATCGCGGTCGCACCTATACTAAGTGATCGCCATGCAAGCACTAACTGTTGTTGGACTCACGTCCTTAGGTTGTGCAGCATTCATTGCTATGATTTACGGTGAAATGATTCTCTTACAAAAACTGTAGGGGGATAAATGCTCAAGGTCAAAATAGAATATGACCTGCCAGCGTATGACCCTGAGAAACACGATCCAGATAAGACCTTCGCGTTCTTAACTTATCGTGGTGTAAATTACGCTAAATGGGTCAACTTAAAATCATTAGGTATTCCTTTCTGGAAGACTAATAAATAAATGGGAGGGGTCAAACCCTCCCTTTTTACTATGGAGGTATCATGCAGGTAGATAGAGATAGGCTTAAGTTAATAATTAAAAACTTAAAATTACTTGTAGATGCGTTAGAGTGCGAAATATATTCAGACATAGATCTATACAAGCATATAGATGACGATAGAGTAGGAGTAGCGGATGACGATGATGGTTATCCAGATTGATGTGTGAGACCCCTTGACAGGGGTCTTTTTTATTGCTAAAATAACTCTGTAGTGTTTCATAAACAGAATGACAGTAAAGCTTATCTCAGTTACTCCTGATGCCGAACAACACATGGCATATTGTGCCCGCGTAAGTAACCCATCAAATCAGGACAATGAGAAGTATGCTGGACTGCTCCGCTATTGCATTAAGCATCAGCACTGGTCAATCTTTGAACAGGCATTCATGACTCTTGAGATCAATACTACACGGGCAATCGCAGCTCAAATTTTGCGTCACCGTAGCTTCACATATCAAGAGTTTTCCCAGCGGTATGCTGACAGTTCTATGTTGGCAGATAACATTCCTCTGCCTGAACTTCGTCGTCAGGACACTAAGAACCGTCAGAACTCTATTGATGATCTTGATGAGTTTATTGTTCAACGTCTGCAGATGCAGATGCAAACTTTGTTCAGTTCTTCCATGAATCTGTATCATCAAATGCTTGATGCAGGTGTGGCAAAGGAATGTGCAAGAAATGTGCTTCCCCTCTGCGTACCCACAAGACTCTACATGTCGGGATCTGTGCGGTCATGGATCCATTGGATTGATCTGAGGTCTGCTAACGGTACACAGAAGGAACATATGTTGCTTGCAGAAGGTGCCCGTGCTATCTTTAAGGAGCAGTTCCCAACTGTATCCGAAGCATTGGAATGGTAAACTATGAATATCTTTGTCACTGACCCTAGTCCATGGCAGTCTGCTGTGGTATTGCCTGACAAGCACATTGTAAAAATGCCTTTAGAGACTTGTCAGATGCTATCCATTGTATGTTCTGACAAATGGGGTCATGGATTCGGCACTCTTCCTAGAGCAGATGGTCAACCCTATGCTACTGAGAAGGGTGCTTTTCGTAATCATCCTTGTACTAAATGGGCGAATGAGTTTGTTAACAACTGGCAGTGGTTACTTGCTCATGGTCTTGCATTGTGTGAGGAATATAAGAACCGCTATGGGAAGGTTCACACCTGCTACAACACCCTTCTAGTAGCAAAAGACATTCTTCCTACTGCGGACCCCCAAGGACGCTCAGGGAAGCATACAACGCCCTTTGTTCGTGCTATGCCCGATGAATTTAAACTTGACACAAGCATTGATACTATTACTGCTTACAAAATGTACATTAGCAGCAAACCTTGGGTTGCATCTAATTATATTCGTGACCCATCCCGCAAACCAGATTGGGTTTGATATAGATACTTAACCGACATTACCAACATGCCGACATACAACGTCAAAAATTTAAAGAACGGAGACACTCTAGAACTCAAGATGTCAATCTCTGAGTACGAACAGTGGCGAAAGGATAACCCAGACTGGGACAAGGACTGGTCACAAGCAGCGTTTGGTGGTACAATATATGGAGAACCTAAACAGTCTGCTGGGTTCAAGGAAGTGATGCAGAAAGTACAGTCTCGTCACCCTGGTGCAAATCTCTCCCGTTATACTTGATCTAAAATTACATGCCAAGAAAAAGAAACACAGCCGCAACTCCTGTTCCTTTCGGAATGTCTACGAAGCAGATGAAAAGAAAGAAACCTATTAATTCTCAGTATCTCAAGACTATTGAGCCACTGACAGAGAACCAGGAAAAGTTCTTCCATGACTACGGTATGGAGCAGAACATCTTTGCTTATGGTGCTGCTGGTACAGGTAAAACCTTCATTGGTTTATACCTGGCGCTGCGGGATGTGCTAGATGAGAACTCTCCCTATGAAAAAATCTATATTGTCAGGTCTCTGGTCGCTACACGCGAGATCGGTTTCCTTCCTGGAGACCACGAAGATAA